AACGTGGCGTTTTATTGCGGGTGTTGCGTTTTTTACTTGCAACACTTGTTGAGGCGCGTTTTCGGTGGCTGGAATAATCCAGTAGTGTGGTTTACTCATGGCCTGTATGTGTATGGTTTACGTGAACACCAAACAGTTATGCCAAATATTTTGTACTCTGTTACCCATTGATCGGCATCAAGATCAATGTATGGTTTGCATTTTTCAAAAAATTTCATAATAATATTTTTTTATTTTTAAGTTTTAAAATTCCTTCCCGCTTTTACACGGGGCATTGCTGCGTGGTTCGATTAAAAAGGTGATTTAAAATTGCGATTGGGCTTCAAGTTCATCTTCTTCAATTTCGCCTTTAGTTTTGTACCTAAAAACGCCTGCTGTTATTTCTACAATGTCACGCTTATGAGCGAATGAAGTGCCGTTGTAAACCCAAACCTCTTTTTCGTTGCTTTGTTCTGCGATATATTTATCTGCAATATCAATTGAAGTAAAAAGGCGGCGGCGGCTTTGGCTTGATGAGTAAGTGAAATAATTTTTCATAATAATTAAAGTTTTAAAGTTTGAAATTCCCTATGGTTCGATTAAGGCAAAGTATTACATACCACATTTAAAGCGAAGTAAGCCCCTATCACCTGCATTGCGCCCGTCAAACTGAACTACCGTTTTTTTGATTCCTGTTTCAGAGCCTGAATTTTCGGCAACTTCGCCATCTTCGCCAAACCATTTTTTTAAAGGCATATCCGATCCTTTAATTTTTGTCTCAATAAATGTGCGGCCTGTTACTACTGCTACGTTTCCGTTTGGAAGGATTTCCATATCAAAAACTTTTCCTTCGTTTTCCATTGCAAACTTTACTAAATCGTTTATGGTATTCATAATTTTAAAATTTAAGTGAGTGAATAAATGCGCTTACCGCGTTTTGATAGGTCAAAGATAAGGGTGTTTTGTATTACGGTGGTAACATTTAATCAATTATTTTTCAAAAAAAGTATTTTTTATTTTTCAGAAAATATTGAAAGTTTGTAAGTGATTGATAATGAACACAATAAAAAAAGCGCAAAGGTTTTCACCCCGCGCTTTTTTTTGATTAAAATTCCTGTCTTATGCTTACTGTCTAATTTTTTGGAAAGTGCCGCAACTGGTCATTTGTCCACGTTACTACATTGCCGCTGTTGTCGCTTCCTGTTATTCGAGTAATATTAATCGGTATCTTTGTCTTATATTGCGTATAGATCAATAATTCGGCAAAATAGGAACTCCAATACACCGCGTCGGCAAAGTCCGAACCTTGAGCAAGCACAAGCCCCCTGTTAGCAAATACAAGCGTACTAAATGCTTCCGCTATTCTTTTGCGCTCTACGTCTGCATTTGTATTGCTATTTACAGATAGTTCAATTTCGGAAATCGTAACAAATTTGGTACTATTTGCTTTTATCGTTTTTGCACTTAGTCTTTGTATTTGCGGTATGGCAGACGGCACTGGCTTCCTAGGTAGCGGCGTACTAGGTAGCGGTATATTTTCGCCCCAATACATTTTATAGTCGTTTTTAAAATTTAGTGTGTAAATTCGTATTGGGCGTACCGGATCGCCTGGTGGTGTTGGTGGTGGTGTTGGCGGTACAACCGTGCCGGGTCTAGTATTCAAAACCGCCTCTATTAAAGCGATACCGTACCCAGTGCCGTTATCTTTGCCCGTCGGTGCTATGTCCCTAGAAACAGCCGCTAAATACGTTTTAACCGCCGTGTAAGTAGGCAGCAAATCGCCCCACTTTGATATTGCAATAGCAACCACGCCCGATAAAAAAGGCGTTGCCATGCTTGTACCTGAAATTGTAGCGTATTGATTATTTAACCAGCAACTTTGAATACTTCGCCCCGGCTGCGCGTTCCAAACCTGTACGCCTTGTGTGCTGTAAGATGAACGACCGCCTGATTGATCGAGTGAAGCACACGTAATTGAGTACTGAGACGAACCCGGGTATTGTACGCCTTCGCCGCCTGTGTTGCCCGCCGCAATGCAGTACACGCCGCCCAAATCTGTTATTGCTTTCATTGCTGCCTCTACGTTACCAATTGCCGCCGTGTTGCCGCCAAACGAACCTGAAACAACCGTGCGAACGCCCGCCGCCTTTCTTGCTCTATCTTTTGAAAGTTGATCTACTTCGCACAACCTAAACCACTCAAACGAACCGCCGCCCGTTGCCCCTAAAATTTGGTCAAACTCGAAAGTAAGAACGCCCGATTTGATAAGGTCGAACGAAATGCCAAAATCCTGTGCAAACATAATACCGCCGACGTGCGTCCCGTGTCCGTTACGATCAATTCCCCGTGCGTCGGTAGTGTAATTATACCCCGCCTGTTTGCCCTGCTGCAATTGCGCGTGGTCGGTATCCATTGCGGTATCAACTACCCTAATATGTACCTTATTTTTGCATTCCGCTGCAATGCGATTACGGAGCGCGTTTAGTTTGTGCTGTTCTGAACCCCAATTAGACACTAAAACCCGTGTGCCGTCCCGTTTAGTTACACCGCTTTCGATGTTTTGCGGAAATTCACCAGGCTGCGGCAAAATCTCGAAAGTATCTTTTTCAAGTTGCTGAACCTGCTCTATGTACGCGCTCCGTAAATTTCTGTTAGTTTGCCCGCTTAAATTAGGGCAAAAAAAAACAGTACAAAAATTGTCGTAACCGCCGCGGGTGTTTTAGGTAGTTGCGCGTTCTTAAACACGTTCCACAAAATTGTAGCCAAACTTATTAAGGCTGTCAAAATGCCCTGCCAATTACCTCCAATCCCTGCTTCTATTGCCGCCCGTAACGCCGTAAAAACATCGGGCGTTAAAACAGGAAATAGCGCGATAAAGATAGTAGAAAGGTAGTTCCATGTGTTAGAATTTTGTATCCATTTAACAGGCGAAAATTCCGCCGTTTTAAAGAATACTCGAAACGCGCCTACGCTACCAATAAGTGTAAACAGGGACGCGACGACCTTTTCCGCTTCGCCCTTTGGAAAACCTACGAATAGGCCACCGACCAAAAGCACAACGGCTAAAATAAAGTTTGTGGAAAAGAACTTTTCCTTTAATGTTTCGCCCGTTAGTGGGGCTTTTACAGGCGTTGCTCCGCCCCTTTTTTTGTCTGTCATAATATTATTTAGATTTTTTCCTACTTTTTGTAGGCTGTGAAAAACTCTCTAGCGTTGCCTGCATTTCTGCTACCTGTATTGACAGGTTTAGGCGGTCGCTTTCACATATGTGCAAGCGGTTAGCAACTAACTGTATTTCAGACCTCAATTCCGTCTTTTGTTCTTTTAGTTGCTCGTTTAAATACCAAACTAAAGCACATAGCAGCACTACCAGAATACTTTGCTCTAATATTTTTTTTTGTAATTCCGTCATTAATTGAATCATTACAGCACGGTCGTTTTATTACTTACTGTAATATAAAAACCGTGCCAAATTTTGCTATTTAACTTCTAAGTGCTTAACTGGTTCACGTAAATTAGCCGCAACAATGTTGCGTAATTTAATCGCGCCTTTGAACTTAAATTTCAGATAGTCCGGCTTTATCACCTCTTTGCCGTCAACGACATACCTGCGACCTATACAAGCCGCAACACGGAACGTTCCTATATCGTCAAGCACAACCGCGTTAACGCCTTGCCCCGCCGCCTCTGCAATGTTCTGAAACGCTAAATTTATAACGTCGCGCAAAACATCTTCGTCAAGTCCCGTTTGACTTTCAAGGCGTTTTACTAAGTCGCTTGTGTCGTAATAACCTGTTACTAATTCACTCATAATAGTTATTTTTTATTGTTATTTAATATTGTGTATTTTGCGCTTCCGTCTTTGCGGCGCGTTGCAATTATCGCGCTTTGTCGGTTTTTTCGGCGCGTTGTGTAAGAAATATGCACCCATTCGCCGAACTCCTCAATTACTTGATCGAACTCTATGCCCGACAATAAAATAAGGTGAAACAGTTCGTTTGCCGTGTAACCTTTAGCGTGTATGTCTGCTGCTTCGCCTCGTAAATGCTGCGAATTTGGCGCACCGCCCACATCTTTATGTGAATTTAACGCCCTACACCTAAACCCGCTCGAAACTCGAACAGGTACGCCCAGTTTGTCACGTAAAGGTTGTAAAACGTTTTCGCATAAAGCAGTTAAAGCGGCTAATTGTTTTTCGTTTGGGACGTTTTCTATTCCTTCACGTGCTGCAATGTCGCTATGCATCATTTCTCTAAGTGAGAAATTTGCGGTTATTAGTCGGGCGTTGGGTATTGACATAACTTATATTTTAAGGTAACTTATTCTTGATCCTGCCTTTAATGTTACGTTACTTGTTGCCACCTCCGACCGTAAACGCATTTGCACTGTGCCGCCCGTTACAACCGTAACAAGCCAAACACCCTCGATATACGTGCTAATTGTTGCGGCGGGGTTGCCGCTTGTTCCGCTACCATTTATCGCCGTTGTGCCTGCTATTGCATTATTTTGCACCTGTTGCATAGAGCTAAGCGTTTGCGCCCCTATCTGATTTGTAACGCGCCCCATTACTATCGTAGCGTCATTAGGTGCGTTCAATGCCAGTCCTATGCCTGTTACCGCGCTTGCAAATGTGGCAAAACCGTACAACCGCACTACATACGATGTGTTTGCTTCCGCTGTAAATGATAGCCCTGTTACGTCCGTTAAAGTTATCGTGCTATTGCTAATGTCGCTCGGTAAATTTACAAAAGTTTCTGTATTTACGACGGGTAACGCCTGTTGTATATTTAATTGCAGTGTGCTATCTTCTACCCAACTACCAATTTTTTGTGTAAAAATAGTGGTCGGCTTTGTTGCGGTGAATGTGCCGCCTGTTCCTAAAAAATAGTCCGCGCCTTTTGATAACGCAAAACCTTGCAATGTGCCGCTGTATGCAACTTGTATTGTGTCGTTTGCTGCGAACGCTGTATCTATTGCAATAGCGACCGCCGCGCTGTCTATTTTTGTATTGCTTGCTCTCCATGCCTTGCCCGCCGTAATCCTAACAAGCGTCCAGTTAGGGATTGCTTCGCCCGCTAAAATGGTTGTGACGTTGCTTGCCCCAATGATGCGTCTTTGCGCCGTTACTGAAAAGCAGGAACAAACAAGTAATAATAATAGTATCTTTTTCATAAAATTAATTTCTTATGTAGTAATAAGCGGCACTTTTACTGATAGCAGACGCGGCAAACGAAATGCCAAAGTCTGCTGCATAGTGCCACCATTTTGTATTTGCTTTTGTTCCAATTCCAATCATTACGCCGCCTGTGATATATCCAATTTTGCGCGTGTCGTCGGCAATATGGTAAAAATCATTTGCGCCCGTCCATTTTATAAAACCCGACTTAAAACCCTTTTCGGGGTCGCCGCCCACATAAACAGAACGCCAACTTTCAGAACCCCAAAACCCTGTTTTTGATGCGTTCCATTTGCGCTCAAACGATGTGCGCCCGTCGTGTAGGTAGCCTTCGAGTAATCCGTCTGCTGCACCACCAAGCGCAACGACCGACCACCCCGCTACCTTTGCGCGAGTGATTTTATATTGCGCCTGTGTAGATAGGCTGCACAATAAAATAAGTATTGTTATGTATTTTTTCATTAGAACTTAGTTACAATTATGTTGAAAACCGCTGATACGGGGTCTGTTGCGCCGCCTGCGTGGTAGTGATTAAATCGAACAGTTACCGTGTTGGCCGCTGACACCCACGCGGTAAAACAACTACCTGCCGATATTGCCGCAAGTCCGGGCGCAACCGTAACAACATCACCAACCGCCGCGCCTGCTACTGTCACCGTTAGGTCGCTGCTTGAATGTACGGGCGTGGATGGAAAGTTGAGCGTTGCGGATGCTTTTATGATTTTTGGTATTTCGTGCCATGATGTTCCGTCGTGAATGTTGAAACTTTTTGTAGTTGTGTTCCATAATAATAAACTTTCAGTTGTTGGAATAGCATTTCTTTGGGTAGTAGTAAGTAGTTTATATTTACTTCCTTGTGTGTTTAAGAATATCGGCCTAAAAGATGACTGAAATTTTAACTCACCTTCCGATGTGCCGCCTATTCCTGCAAAAAATGTGAGGTTTCCGCCGACGCCAGTCACTCCATACCCCCCCGACAAAGTAAAACTTCCTCCGTCAACCCCGCCTTGACCTCCTGCCATACTAAAATTCCCACCTGTTAGGTTTTCTGATTGCCCTCCCTGCATAATAAAATTACCACCACTATTAAGTAGCGACCCTCCCGCAGACATATTGAAATCCCCTCCGGGGCCACCGCCTGCGCCCGATCCTGAACTAAAAATGAATGCCCCACCAGCACCTTCTGTTGTGCTTGCGCCCGCGCTTATATTTACTCCACCGCCCTGTCCAGTATCTGAAGTTCCAGCAAAAACAATAACATTGCCCCCGTTAGACGTTTGGCCAGAACCCGCATTAATAAGAACGTCTCCGCCAACAGTTGCTCCGTTCCCTGCATTAATATAAATTTCGCCGCCGCCATTAGTCGTGGTAGACGATCCTTGTATGTAAATTTTTGGAATAATATCATCATTATTCCCTCCGGCATTAAGTTTTATATCGGAGGCGTATTCTAAGCCCCCTGTTTGGTTTCCCTCAAATGAGTATTGTGTAGTAAATCTGATATTAGGAGCGAGTAAAGGCCATGAAATAGATTCGCTTGTTATTTCGCTAGGAGTCCAGTTTGATCCGTCATAAATTAAAGCATAGCCAGTACTTGCTCCGTCTTGACTTATGCACTCTAGTGCCACCCCGCCTATTTTAATATGAGTTGAATCTAATGAGTTTAATTGAACTTCGCCAGTCAATACTTTTTCCGTAGTAGTAAAATCTATTGTAGTGCCGTCCGATTCAGACAATAGCCCATTATTTGTAACTGTCACAACACCCGCGCTACTTGATACGCCTATTCCTTCCCCCGCCGCAACACCAACAACGGGCAAATTAACACCAGTACCCGAACTTATACCTAATGCCTGACCTGTTAATGACAAATTTTGTATTTCGTTAGTAGGGTTTGCGTCTGCATCGTTAACGTTTAAATTCAATGTGCCGCCTCCGTTCGATAGCGTTATATTTCCAGCCGCGCCGCTTGTACTAATTGTTTGGTTCACATTAGGCGCGGTATTAGAAATTACATTTGTTCCCGAAATAGCAATACCGCTCCCAGCCGTATAAGTTGCGCCGCCGCCGCCATTTAACAATTTCCACGCCGTGCCATTCCAGTAGTAAAATTCGGGTTCTGTACACCCATTTACTACAAAATAGGCATTGTGGATTGTAGGCGTATAGGCAGGTGCGGCGCAACCGCTAATGCGTTGGATACGGTCGCCGCTTTGAACCCAACTTGTGCCGCTTACCCATTCGTACCACCTAAACGTAGCGCGGTCAACCGCAAATCTTGCACCCGACGCACCCGGGTTCGTTGTCGGTGCGCCATTAGTCCAAATAAATGTACCTGTTTGCGCTTTGCAATCCTTTGCGCCCAATAAATTTACGATCAAAAAAATTGATAAAAAAAGTAATCTCATATTTTTTATTTTTTAAATTGCTTCTATTTCGACAATCATGCCGCGCTTTAATCCTAGCGCGCCGCCCGTTGTCTTTACTTTATAAATTTGCCCTACTGCTAGTCCTGCTCCAATTGCTTCCTCGTCGGTATCATAGTAACTCAAAAGGGTGTACCACCCCGGCGGGTTTGCGGCTGGTACGGACGGAGCGCAAAAGGGTATAATTACCTGTGTAGTGCAATTTTGTACCTTTACGATTGCCTCCGTATTTTGCGGATGTACCGTTACGCCACAATCTGTTACTATTACCGTCGTCGTGCAACTCATTATATTTTTTGCTTTTTGAACTGACCAAATAGATATGTTCGTTTTTTGCCGCTTGCAACCGCTGCGAGTGTATAATTTGCATCTATCAAATTATCAGATATTGCGATTGAATTTGCAAGCGTAACGCGCAAAACGTTAGCACTATCGAAAGTTATACCGCTTGCGTTTGTATAGGTTGCGACCGCGTCACCGTTGCATTTTGTTATTACCATAGTCCACGCCCAACCGCTTACCGAAATAGCCGCGCCTGCTTCATCTAAAAAGGTGAATGTGTGCGCTATGTCGTCCCCTTGCGTGTAGCCTATGTCGGCCTTGCCTGCTGTATTATTTATCATTTCGATTAATTATGTACTAAAACGTTTAATCTGTATAATCCACCCGCCGTTAGTGTGCCGTTTGCCCTAATTACATAAGAGCCTGACGTACTACTGTCAACATAGAATTTTGTTATTTCGGACGCTGCGAGTGCGTTTGCTGCTGAAAATACGGGGCGTGGTGCGCTGCTCCATGTTGAAGGAAACGTGCGCGTATAAATTATTTCATTTGCCACGGGTGCAGTTCCGACCGTTAAACTTATTGTGTATGCTGACTCGTGGCCTCCGTTTATTGTCACGGTTGGCGTTGTTCCCAGTGCTAATCCCGGTGTTAAAGAGCCTGTACTATTTACTAAATTTTGACTATTTAAAAGATGCCAATTGCCGCTATTTTTAACCTCTAATCCTTGCAACTGCGAATTGTATCTAATTATTTGAAGTGCAGAAACTGGCCTTTGCGCTGACGTGCCTGTGGGTACTGCGATTCCATCCGTTCCTGCTACTTGCAAAGAAACTAACGGAGCATCTTGGTTTATCCCAACTAGTCCGGCGGTTGTTACCGTTACGCCTGTCGTTGTGCTGCCTATTGATGTGGTAGGCTGTATCTTAAATTTGTCCGCGTCTGAATTGTCTATGCCGCCTACCCAAACATTGCCGCCGCCTGTGATATTGTACTGCACAACCGGGTCGCCCGTGCCGTCCGATGTTGCACCCAATTGTAAGATGCTGCTGCCTGTTCCAGTATTGAAAAACTTGTTTAGGTAGTTTGTTGTTCCACCTGTGTTGCCTTCCGCGTCAATTCCGTATATTGTTTGCGCGGCGTTAGATGCTCTCATTTGCATCGTTGAGCCAAAATCGGGTAGTGCGCCTGCGTCAACCTGCAGCCCTACACTTGTGCTATTGCCTGTTACATTAAACCGCCCCGCGCCCGGCGTTGCCGTGCCAACTGATAAATTAGATCCGTCAAATGCAAAATTGTTAGTCGCTGTAATTGCGTTTGTTCCGCTCCAATATGCAACTTTGTTTGCTATGCCTGTGCCTGTTACTGTGCCTGTTGCCGTGCTGCTTAGTGTGCCGCCCGACAAAGATAAACCCGCGCCTAGTGTTGCGTTTGAAATATCGCCGCTTGCATTTCGTAGCATTATAGATGTTCCAGTACCGCTACTGCCTGTTATTCGAGCCGCGCCAACAACATGTAATTTTGCAGCCGGACTAACAGTGCCTATGCCTACATTGTCGCCAGTTATTGCCATTGCTGTAACTAAAGAACCAGCCGCCGTTCGTGACTTAAACTGCATTAAACCCTCTAAAACATTTGCAAGTCGCGCTTGCATTGTTATTTCTCCCAATTGATACGCGCCACCTCCAATAAATTTAAAGCCGACTGTTGCGGGCGAAGCGTTTGACCCAAATTGTGTAGTCTCGCCAGTTATATAAGTGTTTATGTCGTTTGATAAAATATGAAAATAATCTACTGGATTGTATTTGTTTACGCCAAATTTGCCAGCCGCTGTTACCGTAAAAACAGGCTGACCCGGCGCAACAAGCGTGTACATGTGAAAATTATTTCTTGCAACTATTGATAAATCGTTTGTATCTGCATAGGGCATTATAAGTCCAGAATTTATAAACCTGTGTCCAAAAATATTTAACCCGTTGCCGTCGTACAATGCGTTTCCACTGCCTGTTATTGTTTTTGCCCCTGTGAAATACGCTAATCTTGTATTTGCGCCCGTCCCTGTTATGTCCCCTTGCGGTATAGCAACCGAACCGCCACCGCCCGATAAAGAAATGTTTGGCGCGGCGTATGAGAGGATTTGATTGCCTGTGTTTGTTCCGCTTAAATTTGCCCCTGTAACGTTGCCGGATGCCGCTACTGATGTGGGTGTAATTGCGCCTAATCCTATGCTGATGTTGGGCGTTGTTGTGGCGTTTGTCACGCTTGCGGTAACACCTTGCGCGGGGGTCACTGACACGCTTGTTACCGTGCCTGTATTGTTGTCTGTTGCCGGCAGCCAAGTCGTACCGTTCCACTTTAAAACCTGTCCACTTGTTGCGCTTTGTTGTGCAATTTTCAAAGGGTCGCCGCTTGTTCCGTTACCAGATAACGTGGCGTTTGTGGATACGCTCGTTATCATTGCCGCTGTCAAATCGTAAACCGCTTTTGCTGTTGGGCTTTGGGCGTGTGTACTTAAAACGGTAATAGCCTCAACTATTGCCGTTAATGTTTTGTCGCTTAGTTGCAGTTTTTCGGTTGCGCGTATCCTTATTGCCGCTACTTCCGCTGGTTGCGCCATGCCCAAAAATGGCAAAAACAAAAATAATATAAATATCTTTCTCATACTGTTAAAATCGTGATAATTGTGCTTACTGAAATTCCAGCAAAAAATATATTCGTTCCGCTTGCGCCGCCATAAACAAAAAGCGTGACCGTGTTAGGTTCGCCGCTTACTACGTCCAATGTGCTATAATCGCCCGCGCCGCTCGTTTTGCCTATTGTGATAGTTTGCGCCGCGCTTTCGATTGATACCGCAACCGCCCACCTTTTGGCAGGTAAGGCAAAGGTGTAATTTACGCCCGTTGTGACCTGTTGGCTTTGGCTGTAATACTGCAAGCCTGTTCCCGCCGCATTTACCTGCAAAACCTGTAACGCGCTACCTAACGGCGGCAAATCCGACCCGCCTATTTTTGGCTTTTTAATGATCGGGGCATTTGCTGGATATTGACCACTCAAAGTACCGCTAACCGCTACCGATGTGTCACCCGCGACGCTGTTGGCTGTTACTGTTAAGTTTGTAAATTCGCCCGTTAATGGGTTTACAATTGTAACCGTGTCACCTATGTAAAAATCTCCGTCCGTTGCCGTTCCGCTGATTGGTAGCGTTGTAATTGCGCCCGACAAAAGAGCGACCGCGCTCGTAGTTGCCGCAACCGGATAGAGCAAAGTTGCGGGAGGTTTTGCTACCATTTCATAACTTGCGCCCCCTAATCCGTTTGATGGCGGGTGTGTTGGCGGATCTGGGCCCTTCTTTATCTTTTTGATCGGTGGCGAAGGCGTAAAGTTCACATCATAGCGCAATAAAACCCAATCGCCTGTTAGTTCGTCCATGTCTGCATTCCACGTGCCGCCCAAAAACAGGTAATACTCGCCCTCCCATAAAACCCTATTTAACTTGTCTATTGTTCCATATAAAACCCCGTTTAACCTTTTAGTCGGTGCGTATTGTCCCGACATTGCTATTTTTGTAACAAGTTGCTCAAGTAGCGTGTTTGGCGTTGCTATGCCTGTTTGCCAAACGTTTGCAAGTGTAAATGTAGATGATGGCTTTATCCATAATGCCCCCAAACTGTTAGGGTCTGACGACGTACCAATTATGCTATCTTGCTCTAATTTTGCCGTATTGGTGGTATTGGTAGTATTTATTGTCTCATACTCAACCTCATCTTCTGTTATTGCAGGATTGCCATAACTGTAAACCTCTAGCCACTGGTTATTTAACTGAAAACCTATTTCAAAATCTGCTAAGTTGTAAGTTCCGCCGCTGTACTTTTGTATTGATTCAACATCGAAAGAAATACTAAAATCTTCGCATGATTCGGGCATTACCGGGGTCATCACGTCAACGCCTTGCGTAAAGGTAAAAACGTCGCTTGTTGTGTTTACTAAAAACGCCGCGTTATCAATACGGAGCGCAATATAAAACCCGGGCGAAGCCGCCCACTCGGTCGCTCCGTAATTTACTTGAAAGGTTGGCAACACGGTATAAGGTCGCGACAATCCAACCGTGTCCAAAAACAGATTTATTCTAAAGATTATACAAAACGGCTCGAATGGCGAACCGAAAGTTATATCAGGGTCTAAAGACTGCAAAGAAAGTACAACATTACCCGTTAGCCTTAAAGTAGAACTGCCTCCGTTTGCATTGATTGGCTTTTTTATGTCTAACAGGGTGCTTGTGTCATTTAACGCCGCCGCGCTTTCTAAAAAGTTGCGCCGCGTGTTTGACTTGTAGGTGTGGTGCGCCTCTAATAGTCCTGGAAAAAATTCATATTGCGCCCCTGCCAACAACGCGCCGTTTGCTGTTTGGTTTATGGTGTTTGTGCCAAAAAAGTTACCCGTATCTAAAAGCCCGCCATCTCGTGAATACTTGCGTTGTATTACTATTGATTCAGTACGATAAAATATATTTTCAATTAAAAACTGGCCGTTTCTTTGGGTTATACGTGCAATAAACGGCTTTAGTATATGCTCAATAACATCGTAGCAATTAGTGTACTTTTCTACGCCTTTTTCATATGTCTGCCAAACTGAATTATCAATGTAAGACTGGTATAATGCACACGTTCCGGTTCCTATGTTTGTCATACCTGCCGCCCAAATATCCAATATGGTAGATATAAACGGGCTTGAACTTGTATAGTGAACCGCTACATAAGGTAGTTTTTTTATGCACCTTTTTATAATATCAATACTCCTGTCTTTGCCTGTGTACGCGCCGCCCGTGTCTTTGTAATCTACCGTTTTCAACAAACCGAGTCCGTCCGTCGCTCTAATAGTGAACGCATACGGATAATACGCCTCCTCTATACTCCCAATGTCTGCTACAATTTGCCCTGCCCAATACAAATTTGTGGTTGTTGACTGGAATATTGCAACCGTAAAACGCCCTTCTGTTGCGTCTATCAAATCAGTAATCAAGCCTTCGTGCGTCGTGTTTTGTATAAAGAAATCAAATTGGCAACTTGTGGGAGACATATGGTTTAATATTTTGTCGCCTGACCCAGATTGCTGTAACTGAAAGTTATTTCCTGAAATAGTAAATGGCGTTACCGTTCCGCTGTAAGCAGAGTCCCAAATTTCAACAACGTATAAAACGCTTTTTGCTGAATAGAACGTACTTGAGAATCGTTTAGCCATTATTTTTTGCCGTAACGCCTTGCTTGTGCTGTATTTGCTTTTTCAATTGTGTATATCAAATCTTCGCCCCTAATCCTAAATGTACCGCCAACCATTATTTCGCTTGCGCCGCCGCCAATTATGTCTTTAAGTTTTGATAGTGGTGCGATTACTTCGGGGTCAACACTAGCGTTTGGATTATCACCAACCATTGCCAAAGTTTCGCCGTATGCCAAACCACCCTTTGCAAGTTTTGGTGCTGAAATCTTATTTGCTAAGCCATTTAACAACGCGCTTGCAACACCCGCTGCGCCCGCCGCCGCTACTAAATTTATCGGGAAAGGTACGCTTTGCAATGCCTTAGAAACCGCCGCAAAAATACCCTGTACCGCGTATGCCTTTGCCACTTTTATAGAACTCAAAAGAGCGGCTTTGGCAAAGTCTTTCATGTTTACGCTCCCTTCGTTTGTAAGGTCTGCAATACTTGCCCCCACTGCATCAAATATCGCCTTTTGAGCATCGCCGCCCGCTTGAAACGATTGCCCAAGCATTTGAAATTGTTCTCCTAACGCTTGAAACGCAAACGACATTTCCTGCATTTTTAACCCCGTGCCTGTAAAGTTTTCATTTGTCGTTGCCAGTATGGCGTTAATTGCATCAAACCCCTCACTTGCTGAAATAAAGCCCGACTTCATTTGCTCTAAAACCTGACCAATCTTTTGGCTGTCGCTCAAAAACTCATTGAGTGCGTCTTTATCGTAGGCAATACGAACGTCGGGAATTTCCGCCGATCTTGTGCCGACTGATTGCGCCGTTGCCGCTGTTGGCAGCAAGTCGGGTGCAACTAATTGCGCCCCTAATCCTTCACGCGCCAATTGCTTTAATGCTGTTATTTCTTTGCCGTCAACTTTTGCGCCCGCTTCTACTAATTTACTAATACCGCTTTCGATACCCTTTGCAAAATCATCAAAATGATCTTCGCCGCCTGTTGCCCCTAATGCCGCCGCTTTTTTATTTATGTCGTCAAGGTCTTTTGAAACCTCTTTAAAAATTGCGGATATTGATTTTCCTGATTTGGTAGTTGCTTGGCTTTTGCCCGCCTCCCTCTTTTTCCAGTTTTCCGCAAACTTGCTATTAAGTTCACTATAATCTACCTCCGCATCTCTTAATGCGTATAAGTTTGCCGCCGTCTCTTCCGCCGCACTCGTTCCTGTCCCAAAAGTTTTAGCAAACTGCTCTTCAAGTGATTTTGAAGTCTTTTCTGCTTGCATTATCACCTTGTCAAGTTTGGCCATTTCTTCGCCTACAATACTAGCCTCCGTACCCATCCAACCACCCAATCCCATACCCTCTGCGCCCCTCAAAAAGCCCGCTTGCGTTTCCCCATAAATGGCGTTTAGTCCTTGCGCCTCTAATTGTGTTTTCTTTAAACGCGCCTCTACTATCTTGCCCGCCTGTTCATCTAATAAGGCAGATTTTCTAGTTTCTGCAACCCTGTTAATAATAGACTTTGTGAGCCTATCTTGTAACATTGTCAACTGCGATACTGATATTTTCTCGTTGTCGTACTGCTTTAATAAATCGGGGTATGATTCTTTTAGCGCGTTAAACGCCTTTATTTTTTCCTCCCTTGATGTTGTTTCGGATTTTAACGCCTCAATGTTTTTATTTGCAATTGCAATTTCTTTGCCCGCCTCTTTGTTTACTTCGTCTTTTGCTTTTGCAAATTTAGTTTGAGCCTCAAAGGCTTTATTTACGCCATCTGATAATTTTTGATAACCCGCGTAAAGTGCAAGAATACCTACCAGCGCAACACCAGCCGCGCCCACTTTCATAGCCGTGTTTAGTTTTCCAAATTTATCTGCAAACCCCAATAACGCACCGCCCGCGCTTGCCGCCCCACTTGACAAAAGCCGCGTCATGGCAATTACTTGTTGGCCTGCGCCAAAAAGTAACGCCATACTTTTAATAAGTATAGGGAACGCCGCCGCGTAAAGCGCAAAATTAAAAATACTCTTTTTTGTTTCAGGGTCTAACATTTTAAACACCGTAACAAGGTCGTTAATCTTGTCACTCATTGCGCCCGCAACCGCGTTTAGGTTGTACGCCTCATTTATACCGTCACCAATTGCCGCGAAAAATTGAGTAATTGCGCTGCGTGTGTTGTCAATTGCGTTTTTTATACCGCCTTGAACACGTTCGTTTTTTGCAAGTTGTTTGGTAATACCATCTATAAATTGATCTGCCGAAACACCCGCGTTTCGTATTCCTTCCGCTGTTGTTGTGCCGAACGCCTCGCGCATGGCCTTTACAACGCTGGGCATGTTTTCTTTTATTATCCCTAAATCTTCCTGTAATACTGTGCCTTTGGCCGAAATTTGCGCAAATTGCTTAACAACACCCTCTAGGTTTTCCGCACTACCACCAGCCGCCGCTACGCCATTTGCTAGTTGTTCTAATGTTTTACGCGCTCTTTCAGCACTAAAACCAACCGACTGCAAGGCAATTGAGCCTTTTACGGCCTGTTGTAAATCAATGCCGGGCGCAAGTGCAACCTTTCTAAGTGCCTCTAGTTCCTTTGTGGTTTCAATTGTTGAATACCCTGCATCCTTCATCGTGGTTTGCATAGCCAACTTTAACGCCTCAAAATCACCCGCCGCCTTAATTGCTAACGCACCAATGGCCAAAAATGGAGCGGTAAAGGATTGCGCCATTGAATTAGCAATACCGTCCATTGATTGTGCGGTCTGCTTGAGGCGGTTTTCCACCTGCCTCATCGACCTGTCAAAATCTCTAAATCTAACTCCCAGCCTTATATTTAATTCTGCAATATTTGCCATGTTGTTAGTTTAGTAGTTTTAATGCCATTTCTTTAAATTTGGCCATGTCCGCCTTTTGTTCTGGCGTTATTTCTTTTACTGTCAATGGCTGCTGCTCCCACTCAAAAACGCCTAACGCCGTGGGTTTTATTTGCTTTTTACCCATGTGCGGTAAAATTGTCCAATAGGCTGTTTGTCGCGCTATTACCCACTTTTCGCGGTCGTCTCGCTGCTTGCCCCTGACCCGTGCGGCAAAATATCGGGGTGTTGTTTCCCAAAATTCGCTTTCAGACATTCCAATCCATCCGGCAGCGTCTATCATTGTTTGCCAATAATCAACACCCGCTACTCCCCCGCTTCTTGCTCCGTTGCTTCGTCTTTTTGATCTTTTGCAATGGGTAAACTATCTGTAATCATTTCCATGATGGTCATCATATTTTCGTTGTCCATCCATGCTGCCACGTCGTCAACTATGCCCAAAAACGGCTTTCTTTCTTTGTTGCCGCCTGCGATTAGTGCGCACATTGTAATATCAATAAAGAATGAAATCTTTACTTTGTTAATATCCACATTGCCCGTTTCGTCCTGCGGTACGGACTGCATAAAAGCAGCAAAACCGCTTTCTTTATGCCTTTTTTCGTAGTGGTAAAATGCGGCGTTACCAAAAAGTATGGGCGTTTGCTCACCATTAAAATCAATATATTGTACTGCCATATGGTTATTTTAAAAAAAGGACGGACGTATCTATGTGCGCCCGCCCTTTTATGTTTTTTATGGGTTCGTGGATTCGGTCAATGTTCCCGTACCTGTCAAACTAAACTCAAAGGTCACGTTTTCATCCGTGCCGCTCGAACTGCTTGAAAGGCTCGAAAGGTATGCCGAACCCGTGTAAATTTTGTCTCCTGAAACGGTCGTTCCAAATATAACGGTTGCGAGTGTTTGGCCGTTCCAAAGAGCAAAAAAGTCTTCAAATGTGGTTGTGCCGTCGTATGAAAACAACGCAGAACCCGACATTTCCCAACCGCGCTTTGCGGGCAAAATGTTATTAAATCCGCCGCTATCTTTGCAGGTGGTGTCCCTGAACTCTTGCGAAAGGCTCAATGATGCATCTGTAAGGCAGCTAACAACCGTCGTGCCTACTTTGATAACCATTAACCTACTGTTTACTATTCCCGTAGTTGGCATAATTATTTTTTATTTTTTGTGTTAATTGCCGCTTGTGCTTCATTGGTATCAGGTGGCGTTATTTCTGCCTTTTGCGCCTCGCTTAGTTCGGTACAACCGCCGGGGGCAAGTGCGTTTTTTCTTTGTGGCGTAAAGTCTGCAACCTGCTTAACTGTGCCGCTTGCTATTAGTGCCGCGCCGTCACCGTCCGACATTCGTGCGGTGCTACCTGACTTAAATGTCTTTGCGGGGTTTTGCGGATCTTGATAGTCTTTTAAAAACTGGTATCTATCTGACATATTTTTAGTTTCTTTTTATCCTTACTGAATAGTTGTGAACGTGTCGGTAAATTCTCATTTGTCCGTTGCTGCCTTGTATGTCGGAAAAATCCTGGCTTCCACTATCAAAATGCACTCCGTCCATTTTTATCGTAGAACCCATAAATGTCACGTCCCCGATTTTCATATCAACCGCCGTCCTGACCAATTCTGCATGGGCGCAATTATCTGAATATTTATCTGAATAAATATCTAATTGAACCATGACCATATCAACCAAAGACGGTACAATCTTATTTGTAGATGGTGTGATGCTTGTAACGGTCACAATTATTAACGGGAAAGTTGGCGTATCAACCGTATGCAAGGGATAAACTCTATCCGCAAAAACAGCATAAGCCGCCGCGTCGTCTGCTATTAATTTTCTGAAAACCGCTGGTATGTTCATTTATTTGCCTTTTCGATTAGCGTTTTTAAGTCCGAAATTATACCGCGCTCAACGCCCGCTTTCATCCTGTTCCAAGTTGGAATGATAAAAGGGTCTCTTTGCTCGAGTATGTGTGTGTAGTATGCGTCGTTTCTGCCTGTTCCTGGTCCAAACGCACCAGTAGCGTTATTCTTTTGAAACTTTGCGCCCACTTGAATACTGTACTTTGCGCCCTTAAATCTGAACAACTTAAACGACGTAGCGGTATTACCCGGCCTATAAATTGCAACTACCGAACCTTTGCCGCGTGGTGCGCGTATTTTCTTGCTTAACCCCGCCTTTCGATACCTTTTGTGTATTTTTGTGCCGTGTGGTGCTGCTAAAAAAAGAGCGTCCGCTATTGGCTTGGCGTTTTTGCCCAATATCCTAGATGTTTGCCGCTTAGATGTTTGACTAACTAACCGCAAATCTCTTATTAACTGCTCTATCTCGTTTGTTAGTGCCATTATCTCGATGATGAACAATGAATTTTATAACGCCCTGTTATCCGTTCTTTTTCAATACTGTTAATATCAAAAAACATACTATCAAATTTTATCCGATCCGAAACAAGTATATCCGTTGCCCGTATTTCAAAAATTATTGAACGGGTGTAAACATTTATACCTTCGTCGTAATTTTCGCCCGCGCCTGTTAGTGGGTATGTAACCGCCGCCCAAACCGTTAACAACTCCGTCCAAGTTTCTGCCTTTTCGGCGTATGCGTTTTCTGTTATCGTTTTGCGCTGGATACATATTTCACTATCTAGTGTTCCAATAGTCTCTTTTTTCTTTCGCTGCATTACACGCCCTGATTTACGACATAAGGAGAAAGGAGTATTTCGGCTGCTGTGGGTAACTGCTTTACTGAGTCCATTCTATTTTCGTACATGTCGGCACAAACTAGCATTATTGCAACCTTAATATCCGGCGGTATTTCGCATTCCGTAAAACCCGCCGTGTATGTTATTGCTATGCTGTGCGGTGTAACATTACCCGCAAACTCTAATCCTTCTGGTGCGTACACCCTAGGCTTGTTTGTGTCTTTAACCAAAGTCCAATCCGATGTTATCGCAAATTCCGCTGTTAGGTTGTCCACTGTGTTGCATGTTATGCTTGTTACCGCCGTGGCGTTACCTATTGCAAGTGAAAAAAATTGTTTATTGTCCATTGTCGTAGGACTAAAAAACACCTGCTTAGACGTTCCGCCTGCCAACAAAAGACGCGTGTAATTTTCCACGTACCGCGTTGCTGCTTTTATATAAATCTCAATCAAAGAATCCTCACTGTTGCCAGTTACGCGCAAATGTTTTTTCATGTCATCTACTGAAAAGATAACATCATTACCGTAATTGATTTTTAGCGAGGATTCCTGATATTGATACATATAATTATCGCTTTTCTATTTTAGCGGTGTCGCGCATGGCGCGTTCTGCTTGATCGCCTTTAACCTCGGTAGCAAGTTCGCCCTTAATTAAATCTTTAAGGTGTTCAATAACAACCGGGTCGTTACTTTCTACCGTTTGACCGCGACTATACACAAAGTCACTACCCGCGCACGATTCAACTATTAATACTTTCATATTACGCTTGAACTAGGTGTTTTACGGCGGTGGTGTCGAATAGTTCGCCGTCCCAACGTGCGTGGGCGTAGAAACCAACTTCACCAGTCGCCATGTGTAGTGCGTCGTTTCTCAAAATGGTCATATCTTTAGCGATACGAACGTTGTATTTTGAGAAGTCACCGAAAAGAACGGTTCGTGTTGCGGTTGCGACCGTTGCTACCATGTCCTGATTAACCCAGTAAGGGAAACCATTGATTGTAGCAGGTGCGCCGTCGCGGAATGAAGGCTGCCATGTACCCGCGCCCATGTTAGTTGCGGCTAATGATAATTTTTTGATGACGGCCAAAATTTTGTCGTTCATCATATACCCGCACGTTGGCGAAGCACGATAAGCAGGGTCAACCTCATGTGAAAGGTCGATCAATTCGCCTAATGTAATAGCGGTTGCAGATGCCGCCGTCCTTCCCAATGTTGAAGCAACTACGATACCGTTTGGATCGCCCGTACCATCACCCAATGTTAGGGTATCGTTTGCGGCACGGCCAAATGATTCCGAAAACGCGTCTTGGAACTCGGCCAAAATATCAAACTCGCTATCCTGCAAAAGTTCGTACGAAATTTTGAGCGCGTCGGTGTACTTATACGCATCCATTACGATCTGCGTGTAGGTAATATCCTGCACCGCAATAGAGCCGCTTTCCGCTGTTTTTACCGCTTTTCGGCCTGTGGTATTGCGTGACGGGAATGTAATTTGCCCGCCTGTCGCTGTAAAGCGCACCTTTGCAACCTGCAAAACGCCGCTATACAATTTCATCAATTTGATGATCTCGTTTTGAAGCAAAACAGGCACAAGAAAACCGCCCAATCCAGCCGTTCCGCTGATCTGCGTTGCCGTGCCGCGCTTTTCAACTGCCATTGATTTATAGATGCGTTGTTCCGGCTCGCTCAGAGCGTCAAAACCTTGATGCATTGCACGGGCAAAAATTTCCAATTTCTCCTGATTTTCAGCCTCTTTTGTGCGCTTTGCTTTTGCTGTGCCGTTTTCTGCCTCCTGCTTTTCGCGCTCTTCCATAAAATCTTCGGCTGATTGCTTTTCGATTTTAGAAACCTGCTCGGCGCGTTGCAAAAGTTTGTACGTTTCGGCTTGGTCTTTTTCAGCGCGACTGAAAAGGTCGTCTAATTCCTTTGACCGCGCCTCGGTTAATCCGGGTTTGCCTAATTCGGTTACCGCCTCTTGCATGGCTACCAATGCAGCGTCATGCTTCTGTTTTAATTCCCTAAAATTGGGTAGTACTGACATAGCTTAATTTTTATTTATTGCGTTAATGTGTTGCCTTTCGCAATAGCCATGCGGAGGCGTATATTTCTGTTATTTGTGTCCCGTGTGCTTGCTGTTGTTGTTTCGTCGGGCGTTTCGCTTTCGGGGTTATCGCTTTCGGGGTTATCGCTTGTATCTACTTCAATCTCAATTTTTACCTTTGCGCGTTCGTCAAGTTGTCGAACGTTGCCCAAAAAAGCATTTCTTTCCTCAATTAGGCTGCGGGCTTCGCTTGTTGCGCTTTGATAGGCTGGAAAAGTGACCGGAGAAACGTCGTACAATTTGCCGCCTTTTACCAATTCCCTAATATCTACTTTCCCGTTTTCGTAGGCCATTCTAGTAAGGGTCACTTCGTCAACAATGCCCGCTAATTCCGAGCGATCAACTTCGCGCCAAACCGATGACGTTACGGTGAACGCAAAAGACGACTGATAGATATAACCACCACTTACCTCCTCGTATGTGTCGCGGCCTACCTGCGTATCTGGTACAATTGCTTCGTAGTCGTAGCCGTCTGGCGTGTCTTTTAGCGTTAACGTTCCGTTTGCTGTGCGACCTAAAATCAAGTTTGGGTCGTGGTTTTTGAGTGCAGCCGTTTGCGTTGTGTCTATACCATCAAAAAAACCGCGACGCACTACCTCCAAATGCCAACCCATGTCGGTATATTTGTCATATACGGACGCTAGGCCGCCGATAACCTTTTTCGGTTTTTCGCCGTCCATGCGTTGTTCGGATCGGTGCTTAATATCAAAAAATCGAACATTGATATTTTCGCCCGTTTCTTTATTTTCCCTATTAGTTTGTGCCTTGCGGTATTCCATTGTCTGTATCGTTTGCGCCCGTTGCCACCGGGTCATTATTTTGTGTTGTCGGTTCGGGTGTTACGCCCACTTCTACCATGTTTAACGGTCGATAGTGCGCTTTACCCAATCCATCGGGTAATTGATTTAAGTTATCTAATGCTCGCGCCTCATCTATGTTGTAAACTCCATTTTGGAGCATCTTAACCAAATATTCGCCACGTGCCGCCGTGTCACCCCTCAAAAGACTGTCAAGGTTGTACCTATAAAAATACTTTCCCTTGTCTGATTGCCTTAAAATACGGCGGTTCATTTCCGTTTCTCTTAATTTTACCTTTGGCCTTACCAGGTTTTGCACAAACTCAATTGCCTGTTGTTCAATGTTGCTGTATGTGCTGTTTGTCATTTCGGCAATTAAGTGCGGAGGCACTCCGTAAATTCTGCAAATATCCAAAACACTCATTTTTGATGCTGCGATATATTCCGCATCTTTTGGAGACATTGAAATTTGTCTATACTTCATTCCGCCGCCCAAGACAGGTATGGCCGCCGTGTTTTTGTAGTCCTGCAAAACAGAAAGGAAAGACCGCCTTAGTTCTGCGATCTGCTCCGTTTTTAACGCCGCCTCGCTTTCAATTATACCCTTAGCGTACCCGCCATTTTTGTACATATTTGCGGCGTATTGGTTTGCTGCTATTGCCATTCCAAAAGTTTCACGCGCTGCCTGTAACGGGCTTTGGCCTATCAATCCGTCATCTGAAAAGTTCTTAAAATGCAGTATTTCCCAATCATGTACAATTTGATTCCTTCCCTCTATGTCGCTATATTGGTAGTATAGTTTTTTATCCTTTAAAAACGGTTTTACACAATCTGGGTGCAAAATCTCCATTTTAGAAATTTTGCCAAAACGCCCAAAATAAAGACGGGTGTAAGAATTGCCGCGCAATGATAAATGCAGTTCGCTTGTGCTGTCGAAAGTAAAGCGGCTGTATAAATCGTTTGGCTCTAAACAAGGTATAATGTATTCCGGCGTATCTGTCACCTCTATTGTATCGCCATTTGGCAGCCTTTCGTAAAGTCCCAAATGTAACGAGGCGATTGTGTTGGAAATAATCCTACAACACGCATAAACGGCACTAATAGAAAGAGCGGCCTCTGGTGTAACGTTTACGCCTGAAAGAGACTGGTTACCGCCTCCAATCCAATCAATAAACCATTGTTCGGGATTTTGCAGGGTGCTGCGTTCCTCAATTTGCGGCTGTTGCTGTATTGGAGCATACCCAAAACTTCCTAATATTTTTTGTACTACGCCCATGTTTGCACAAAGATGAGGCAATAAGCAAGCCAAAAGGGTATATTTTTGTTAACTGTTGGGTTAACGTGCTGTATTATTGTGGGGTTATTGGTGTTTATTGGGCAAAATAAAAGAGCCATAACACGTTACCGCGTATGGCTCTCCAAAAAAAATGAAAACAATTTCTATTACACTTCCTATTCTTTACAACTAATCACCTCTATACCATTTTAGTATAAATGCGTTAATCCTGTCCTTGCGGGTAAAGTATTTTTTGTGTAGTCTGTTTTTCTTATTGGCTCTTATTTTTTTGTCTGCCTTGTATTGCCTTTCTTCACCGGGTCGCATAAGTGTATCGCCAACAAATTTAAATATCTTTTCTTGTTTCATTTCATTGTTTATGGTTCTTTTGGTTTTATAACTAGGTCATGCCCAATAACGCTACCATGCACCGTTATTTCTTCATTGCCTTGCATTAATTCTGCCAACTTTTTGCTCGGTACTGTATATCCTACATAGTGTCCGGGCTGTTTTTCCTTGAAAACAATCATCGTTGCCGGCTCAATTAAAACGCCGCCGTTTGCTAGTTTCTTTTTTTTCTTTTTCATGGGTTACTTTTTACAGTGAAATGGGTTATTGCAATTTCCTTTGTGAGTTAGTAGGCCAAAGTTTGCACCAACCTGCAAAGCGATATATTCGCACGAATCTATTGTTAATATTTGAAAGCGGTGGCCTTCATTGGTTACTATTTTACCAATCTCAATATCGCTTTTGTTGGCGTTTGGCCCCGTTTCTACTTTTTTGCACATTGCAAGCGATACAATCGAAAACGCAATTAGTATAAGTGTTGTATTTTTCATGTTTAAGTATTTGGTGTTTGTATTTCCATTATTGAAATAATCATATCTACTAATTTTGATTTTTGCTTGGTGTTTTCGCTTTGGCATATCGAAACCTCGTAAAGCATTTCTTTTGCGTCGCTGTAAGGCGGAACAATTGGCAATAATTCACCTAAAACCAATGTGTCTAATTCATGCCTTGAAATAGTTACTATGCCCGTAACCACAAAATTATCGTCATATTGTTGGTATTTAATTTCACCGTAACAGTTAAGAGAATTGAACTCTTTAGTGTTTTTTATGGAATTATAAAAATCAAGCCATGATTTAAATCCGTTGGGTAGTGTTATTACTTGTTCCATTTATTTTTTAACTCCAATAAATTGCCTATAATGATTCGGGTTTGCCTTAATGTCGTTTAGCATTTCAACGCTTATCCCATCACCGTTTAATTCATAC